TTACTTAATTTAACGCCTGTTTCTTCTTCTTTTGTTTCTTCATCCTCTATATTATCCATGTCTACAAATTCAAGTGGTTGAAGGGTTTTAAAGTACAAATTAAGAGATATATCGTTATAAGCAAGTATTTTGTCAAAACATTCAATCAAAAGGTTTTGAAAGCCTTTAATTACAAGATTATCAAACAAAATAGATGCTGTTTTTAATTCATCAGCGTTATTACCTAAACCTGTACTATCTTTGATACCAAATAACATAGGACTTACCACCCTGTGTGCTACCATCAGTTTTTTGGAGCTTTCACTACTTAAAAATTCGTATTGTTGGTGTGCATCACTTAGCTGAACAGGCTCTATACTTGCTGCTGTTTCTGGGTTATCATTGAATGCTAGAATAAATTTGCCTGCATTCGAACTACCAGAAAATTTATCGTAGATACGTCTTTCTATCATTTCTCTTTGCTCAGGATCAGGAGTTCCATTATTGAAGTTGATTAACATACTTGGAGCTAATCCGTTCAGTATGTTGTTTAAATGGAAGTTAGAAATCTCCTCCTCTAATTCTGCGTATTGTGTACCACCCTGATAATCTACAGGACTATAATACTTAAAACCTGCTCTATAAGGTTTTATGTAAAGTATTTCTAGTCCCTCTTTTGAAGTTTCAAATGCAGGTATTCTTTTTAATTCGTTTCCTCGCTTGTACTTGCTCCAATCACTAAAGTAGTAGTAACCCTCTATTTCCCCTTTTTCGTTACATTTCTCGGCTCTTAGAGTTTCAATAGGCATATGTTCTAATTGTACAATCTTAGTTCTATCTTTTGAGTATATAACTTGTATGGCACATTGTCCCATTAATTTCAAGTCATAACATAATTTTCTTACACAATCATTGTTAAATAATGATTTCATTTGTGCATATTGCTCAGGCTTTTTATTTGAATTGGTAGCATCTAACCCTTTTCCGTAAATCATCTCGCTAACACCATTTATAATAGCGTTATTAGTAGGACTTCCGTTGTATCTATCTAACAAAAATTCAAAATAAGAATTGTTTTCTCCAAACGTAACCCATTCTTTATTTTTTACTATCTCTATGTCTGGACTTACATAATTTGCAAGATTTATAAAATTAATCTGTCCTTTATTTTTTTTCGCCATAATTTTTAAATTACTATATAATCATTGTTTGGTGTTGTGTGTTCAGTATATTTATTTTTATTAATGTTCCAATCCTGCGTTACGCTATTGAAATCATCAGTCACTATAATTTTGTCTTTGTACTTTTCTTGACAATTTAACGTGTAAAATCTGTTGTTT